CTTCAGTTAATGACCAAATGTTAATCGGTAATCAAAAATATGTGGTTGCTGGTTGTGGATTTAAAACAATAGATGGAGAGGAAGTTTAATTATGAGTGCAGTGAAAAGTTTAATGATGGATGTAGAAGATTTTGTTTATGACTTCTACACCGAAAAAGGTGAAATGACGGATACACCAAAAAATATTATCCAGAAAGCAATCGACAAGTTTGGTTATTCTTTTGGGAGTTATGCAAAAGATGTTATTGACCAGACTGAGGAAACTCATGGTGGACACTTTGAGTTTAACAGTTGGGTTGGTAATTAATGAATAAACTACTTCTACCACTTGTGCTATTCTGTTCGGTTGGATGTACAACTGTTTACGGTAATGATGTTATCCAAGGAACAACCTTATCGGTTGATGGTTATGTTATTGAAACAACAGACCCAAATGATAACCCAATCATTATAGATAATACTACAGATAAAGTACAAGTGATTTATTACGGTAATTTGTGGGGTCAATTGTTTGACCCGAAACCAGTGCCATTCCTTAATCCTAGTCAACCTAGATGTAAGGCAACATGGCACAACGCTGGGACGGTATGTGATGTCAATTAATGAATTTTTAATAAGTCTACTGGTAAGTGTAACACCAGTTGAGATGGATGATAAACTGGTGATTAATGAATACTTAAATCAAGAGGCAGTTTGTCTTACACAAAATGTGTATTATGAAGCAAGGAATCAACCACTCGCTGGACAGATGGCAGTGATGTCAGTAACACTCAATCGTGTAAAGGATTCAAGATATCCCGACACAATTTGTGGTGTAGTGAAACAAGGCCCATCTCGACCAAGTTGGAAGGGAACTGGTGAAATGATTCCTATCAGACATAAGTGCCAATTCAGTTGGTTCTGTGATGGTAAGTCAGATGTTCCTGCTGATAAAGATACATATAATGAAATTTATCTCTTTACAACTGGGCTTGTTTCTGGTAGACTATCCTTATTAGATATCACAGATGGTGCAACACACTATCATGCTGATTATGTGTCGCCTTCATGGGCAAAGACTAAAACTAAGACTGTGGAGATTGAAGACCATATCTTTTACAGATGGGAGAAAAAATGAATATATTTTATCTAGATAAAGATGCAAAAGAAAGTGCAATGATGCACTGTGATAGTCATGCAAGTAAAATGATTGTTGAGTATGCACAACTTATGTCTACTGCACATCGTGTATGTGATGGTAAGGAAGTCAGGCGTTTGAGTAAAGCAAATCGTTTACTCAAAACTTATGACCATCCAGAACCAGAACTAGACCATACTCTGTACAAGTCTTGCCATGTCAACCATCCTAGTGCAATATGGGTACGACAATCTAAGAAAAACTACAGATGGTTGTATGAAATGTGGACAGAACTAAACACAGAATTCATGTATAGGTATGACAAGGATGTACCACATCTTAGTTACAGTAAACTAAAGTATGCATTATTCAGTCCACCAGAAAACATGGAAGAGGGTGTATTCACAGAACCCACTCAGGCAATGCCCGATGATGTAAAGAACAAAAGTTCAATCACGGCATATCGAGACTACTATATAAAGTATAAGACGCATTTACACAATTGGAAGAACCGTACTGTGCCTTACTGGATGGAGATAAATAGTGCTACATAAGATAAGCGACCTATGCAATAAGATTGATGGTTTAAAACAAACATCTGATAGACTGAAGAATGCAAAGTATGGCCCAGTTAAACAGGACATTGGTACTATCAATCATTTGATAGACCTAATCCAATCAGAGTGTCTTACTATTGCAATGGACAAATCAGAGTATTGGAAATCCAAACCCAGTAATACTAGTATAGGTGTGATGTCTGAAGAAGAAGAACGAGAATGGAAAATCATGGACAAACAGAGAGAAGTCCAAAACAATTTTATTAAAAAGAGTACATAATGCCAACATTTACATTTAGAAATACTGAGACAGGTGAAGAGTTTGAAGATTACTTGTCTAATTCAAAAAGAGAAGAACTCTTAGAAAAAAACCCACACATCAAACAGATGCCATCAATGTTTTCGATTACTGGTGGAACTGGTGATAGGATTAAGAACGATGCTGGTTGGGGTGAGGTTTTATCTAAAGCTGCAGAAGCACATCCAGCTAGTGAGTTGGGACAAAGGTACGGTAAACAATCGGCAAAAGATCTTAAAACAAATACGGTGTTGGCTAAACATCGTGCGAAATGGAGAAGTAATTAATGGCTAAAGCAAAAGACATTAGAATTGACCAAATGGTTAACATAAAACCATTAACTGAAAATCAAAAGAAAGCATTCGCTTCATACAAGAATGGTAAAAACTTATTCTTATATGGTGCAGCTGGAACAGGTAAAACCTTTGTATCTTTATACAATGGACTACAAGATGTACTAAGAAATGAGACACCATACGATACGGTGTACATGGTACGAAGTGCAGTTCCTACTCGTGAGATTGGTTTCTTGCCAGGCGATGAGGAAGATAAGACAGCACTGTTTCAAGTTCCTTATCAGAATATGGTTAAATTTATGTTTGAGATGCCGGGCGAAAGAGAGTTTGGAACTCTATACGAGAGATTGAAGAATCAAGGTTCTCTAATGTTTCTAACTACATCATTTTTGCGTGGTATTACTTTAGACAATGCAGTTATCATTGTGGATGAGTGTCAGAACTTGACCTTCCACGAACTAGATACAATCATTACTCGTGTTGGACAAGACTCTAAGATTATTTTCTGTGGAGATTTCTTCCAGACAGATTTGATGAAGTCAAGCGATAAACAGGGAATGGTAAACTTTATGAAAATCCTAGATGCAATGGAACAGTTCGATAATATCGAATTTACTATTGGTGACATTGTACGTTCTGGTTTTGTGAAGGAATATCTTATCAATAAAATTAGGCTTGGTGTAGAATAAATCTATTGACAATAAGGTGACGATGGTGTATACTGTACACTAGAATATTAAATAATGAGGAAAATATGTTTGTACATAAACCAGTAGATATCCCAGAGGTATCAACAAAAAATATCAACCGTAAGCGATTCTATAATACGCCAACAGGTTTCTATCCATCTATCACAACGGTGTTGGGTGTTAGGAAAGAAAAGAAGATAGGACTTGCGAAATGGC